AGGGGCACTAATTGCTGGTCAGATTTATGAAGACCCGACTAATCATCCAAAAGGCGATAGCGCATGGTTTATCATACAAGTAGACGATACCGATAGTGCAGAAAAGCTGTACTTGACATTCCAGTTTAGATTTGCTCCAGTATAAAAGGAGGTGAAAGAATATGGCAGATGGCAGATATATATTCCGAGATTGTGTACCTGATGGTGCGATTGACATCGTGAATGTTCGGACAGGGGCTATTGTGCAAAGGGCGTGGAGTTTCAGGGTAAATGCTCCAGTAGAATTGCAATCAGCCCTTGATGGAGGAACATTCCAGCCTAATCATATTATTCGTGGTTACGATGGTGAGTTGTACGACGGCGATGGTAATTTGCTTGCTGAAGTAAACACATTCCAAGCGCAGATAAACTCGACCAATACCGATTACCAAGCCGCTGGTAATCAACAAGTATGGGCAATACCTCAACCTTATACCGTTACCTTGACGTTTACAGAGACAGTAATAAAGGACGCCAAGATACTTAAAAAAGTGTTGGACAGTTTAGCAAAAGGAGCTCCAGATGCGAGTTTAAACTTTATGGGGGTATTACACGCACACACATAGGAGGGGTGGGCAGTGAGTAAGGTTGATAAAGAGGAGTTATTAAGTAAAGAAGATGTCATACTAAGGGATGTAGCTGGCATTCTAAAAGCGATGGACACAATCGTAGAATATGAGACATAACACGTGGTTAGGGATGGGAAGGAGTTATTTTCATTCCGAGTGCGTGGGTTGACCGATGAAGAAGCCGAGGAGTGCAGGCAAGAAGCTACAAAAACAGTGCGAGATAAAAGACTTGGCAATTTGGCAGTACCGCAGGAGTTTAATGCCGCAAAGTTTAATTCGTTGATGATTGTCCAAGCCACGCATCCAGAAGACAGGGCAATGATTTGGGATAATAAAGAATTATGGGAGAAAGCTAACGTTCTTGCTGGTTGGCAGTTGGTGGATAAAGTGCTTAAGCGTGGCGAGAAGGATGAAGTTATCGAACTCATAGAGCGTTTGAGTGGGTATAATAGCGAGGAAAACGAGAGCCGAGTTGAAACTTTAAAAAACTAATCAGGGCGGGTGGTGAAGCGACCATTATTCACCACCTGCTCCAAAGATGTGGCATTACTCCAGATGAGTATTGGAGCAAGCCACCAAAGATACGTGATTTTATGCGTGCAAGCATGTTGGTGGAGTTAGAGCAGGAGCAAGAAGAATTAGAGAAGATAAGGGGGCAAAATGGCTAACGAGACCTATAAGGTAGAACTTTTAATCACCGCCCAAGACCAATCGGCACCAGTCATAGAGCAAGCAAATGAGCGTATTAATAGGTTCGCCCAAAATGCCGAATTAACAAATAAGAAGTTAGCCCGTTCCCTGAATACGACTTATAAGCCGACCATAACAGCGATTGATAATACAGCACCAGCGGTAGCAAGTGCGCAATCAGGCTTGAGTAGAATTGCTGGCAAAGTGTGGAGTGTCGTTGTGCATGCGGTTGACCAAGTTACGCCTGTATTTTCGAGCATTTTAAGTGGTGCAAAAAGTTTCGTGAGTAGAATAGGCAGCATTTTGGGTGGAGTAGGAAGGATGATAACATCACCACTTGGAATGCTTGGGATAGCTGGTGCTGGGGTGGGGATGACAGCCCTTATTGCTGGACCGTTAAAACTTGCAGGAGAGATGGAGCAGGCGAGGGTATCGTTTAAGTTTTTCCTTGAGGATGAAGAGAGGGCTAAACGTTTCATAGGTGAGTTGCAAGCACTTGCAGCTGTTACACCCTTTGAATTTAAAGATGTGCAGGATCTTGCTACCCAGTTGTTACCAGTTTATAAACAGATGTATGGATTAGAGAATGCTACAGCTATGACATTAGATACGTTGCTTAAATTTGCTGATGCGGCTTCTATGACAGGTGCGGGTATGGAAGGGTTGAAGGGTTCAATGCTCGGATTTACACAGATAGCCCAAAGTGGTAGGTTGAATTTGCAGGATTTAAGGCAGGTTACTTTGAACTTAAAAATACCAATGACAGATGTATTGAAGGAACTCGGAGTGAAGTCGTTGGATGATATTTCAAAGAAGGCTATTCCCGCAAAGCAGGCTATGGAAGCAATTGGAAGAGCGTTGAAGCAGTATGCTGGTGGAAGTGAATTACAGGCAAAGACGTTGGTTGGATTGATAACTGCATTAAAGGATATTGCAGGCATGACGATAACATATTTCGGTGAAGGAATGCTGAAGCCAGTAGAGGATATCTTATTTGAACTTGTTGAAGCGGCTACAAAAGGCGAGGATGCATTAAAGAGTGGCCAAGATAGATTGTACAAAGCAGGTGTTAGGGTAGGAGAAGCGATGCAGAATGATTATAGAAAGGTGGTTCGTTTCTTTGGTGATTTGAGTTCAATACCGGGCTGGAATCAGATGTCAATGACACAAAAAATTATTACCGCTTTTAGCCAAGTACTGACAGCATTAAGTAATTGGTTGAAGGGGGATCAGGGACAAGAAGTATTTAGAAAGATACAAGAAACGATAAACTCATTTTTCAAAACTATTTTCGGACCAGAAAATGCTGAGTTAATTAAGCAGCTTGCAACGTTTGGTTACACGCTTGGATCAGAGCTTGCAAGTGCGATTTTCAATGGGATAAAGAGCAATGTTGGATTAATGACAATTCTTGGTGCAATAGTAGGCTTCAAGATAGCTGGCTGGGAAGGTGCAATTGTAGGTGCAGGGGGTATGCTTGCTTTATCATCGTTGTTTGGATTAGAAGAGTTCTATAAGGAAAACCCAGTAGTAACTCCAGAGCAAGAACAGGCACAGTATCAGCAATATTTGTCATTTGTGATGTCTATGGGTATGACACGAGAAGAAGCCGAACGGTTTATAGAAGGGATGAAGGAGCAACCTAAAGTTAAGCCAGAGCCATTACCAGCCCATGCGAGAGGTGGAATATTTTACACAAGGCACATAGCGGAAGTAGCTGAAAGAGGAGCGGAGGCAATTATTCCTTTAGAACGTACAAAAAAGAATGTGGAGCTGTGGCAAGTAGTAGGTGAGCACCTTGGGGTGATGAGAAATGCTCCAATAGAAAGTGTAACTCAAGCCACGATAAATAATACATATAACACAATGAATCAAGCCACGATAAATAATACATATAACACAATGAAAAATGTACAGGCAATGTCGTATAGCACTGTAACACATAATGTTCAAACAGAAGTTCCTACTGTGTCAGTTGTTCCACGTAATGTGCAGAGTACCGTAAACATTAATGTTAACACCGAAGGGTTAATTGGTGAAGTTGTCATAAACAATAAGGCTGATGTAGATGAGGCTGTCGACAAGATTGTGGGAGTATTAGCGCCAGAGTTCAGGAAGGCGTTTTCTAATATGGTGGTGGGATAAATGGAGTTTTACATAACGGGGAAGAATACCAAGCTTCATTTACCGATGAACCCAGAACAATTGCAAGTGATGACAAGTTCAAAGTTGTTCAGCGTTAGCATAATTGATTTGGGCGATTTCTTAATGCCGAGAGGTATTGCACCAGCGACGATTAGGTGGGAGGGTATATTCCCGGGTGTGAGTAGGAGGAACAGCATATATGTTGTGGATTGGCAGGACCCCAAGGCGATAGTGGGTTTGATTTCAGGCTGGCGACGAGAGAATGTAAAAGTTCATTTGTTGATAACAGAAACACCAATAAATATGGATTGTTACATTCAAGAGTTCGACCATACATGGAAAGGTGGACATGGCGATTGTTATTACTCCATAAGTTTGGTTGAGGCACGTAATTTGGTTGTGATGAAAGAAAAAGAGAAGAGTACGAGTGCGCAGGCTAAAACGAGTGCACAGAGACCAGCTCCGAGTATCCCGAAAACGTATACCGTAAAACAAGGCGATACCCTATGGGGTATAGCAAAGAAAATGCTCGGTGATGGTGCAAAGTGGAAGACATTGTACGAGTTGAATAAGGCTGTCATTGGGCCAGATCCGAATAAAATTAAACCCGGGCAGGTGCTTAAGCTTGGTTGATATTACCAATATAAAGTATGATATGCGCATTATCGATCCAAGCGGTAAGCAAATGGAGGGTACGACATTTGTTAGTCAATTGTCCTTTGGGGATGACGATGGTGAGTTAGCAGAGCATTTAAGAATGACATGGACAAATCAGCAAGTAGGTGGGAAGTGGGTACACCAGCAAGGAGCACATGGGACACCGATATACCTATTAGCGAATGGGGTAGAAGTGTTCAGGGGCACGGTGTTTGATTGGATGACGGCTACAGATCCGTTGGGTAGTGTGGAGATTGAAGCGTATGACCAGTTGAGTTACTTGTTTAAGAGTGAAGATGACAGGTACTATAGGGCGGGACAAAGGGCAATAGATGTGTTGACAGATATTTTCAGAGCATGGAATATTCCCATAGGCAAGATAGAGGGGCCGAATGTAGTATTAGCCAAGCAAGTATTCAGGCAGATGACAGTTGCGGAGATGATAAA